CATCCATCAAAGCAGAAACGGCAGTCTTTGCGCCGTTCACAATGGCACTGAATCCTGCGCCAATTGCTTCTGCCGCTAGACTGCCTTTCAGAACATCCCCAAAAGATGAAGCCTTGATTGCTGAATCCGAAAGTCCCTGATCGAATTCCTGCGTATCTAGGGTTAATGTAGCTTGTAGGTCAAAAATACTTACGCTCATTTGCTTACCATGCTATTAAGCCCTTTCTTTATGTGTTCTTTGATTTCTTCTGCGCTTCTGGTTTCTTTTTTGCCCGGATTCAGAATTTCCTGCAGGCTCATTGTGATCTCATTTCCCCCGAATGCATGGGCTATGTTATTCGCCGTTATTCGGGTTGTTTCAGCCGTGTAAACCCTGTAGGCATATTCTTCTTCGTCCTTCTCTATAAAAGCCCTTAAAAACGCCGTAAACGGCTTTATTTGCCGTCTTCCTCTGTATTGCCCATAGCAGAGCCAGAAGCATCGGATTCTGCGTTCTGACCCTGCGGCGTAAAAAGCATTATTACCTCAGGATCGCTTAAAAGATCCATCAGCTTAACAGGGATTTGCAGGAACGAGATTGTGTATGTTTTAGGATCACCCCCATCAATCAGCCGGATGATTTCCAGAACTTCAGACGGATGCTTTTTCATGAGCAAACGGACAATTCCCGCCTTGTCCATAGGCTGTGCGCTGAACGCTTCTTTGACTTCATCGTCTGCAAGAATAGCCCCTGCGGGTTCCATCATGTCTGCAAACAGTTCAAGTGCCGCCTCGTTCTTGTAATCCGATAATCTCATTCCTTATATCCCCCTGTCTGTGTTTCTTACGAATCCATGCTGTAAAATTCCATCGGCATGGTGTTCTGTGCGCTGAGTGAAATGTGCCCGGTAAGCGTGCAGGAAATCTGCCCTTTGCCGTTCTTCGTTGTCTTAAGCGAAAGCCCTTCGGTTGAAAGTGCGTTGATGATCTTGACCGCAACAAAACCGCCGTTTGCTTTGTCTCCGACCCACCACAAGTCCTGAAAATCTGTCTGTTCCAGATCCCTGCGGGGCGTTACCTTTCCGGAAGCAGTGTCTGCCGCACCCAGTTCCAGTTCAAGCAGTTCGGGAGATGTCCCAAGTGCCGTAAACTGCACCGTGCATTTCCAAGAATCCAGATGCTTCAGTTCCTTCATGTTGTTCGGGCAGTTGTCCACATCAGCACCCAGATCCGAATAGGTCGGAGTGCAGTTGATTGTGATGCCGCCCGTGGTTGCTGTAATAATGTTTTCATCCACAACTGCAGGCTGAGTCGGATTAAAAGTTTTAAGCAGGATGCCCGCATCAAGCTGAAGCGCATCAAAGGTATCCTGCGGAATAGCTGTAAACATTCCCATATGTTTTCACCTCTTACTTTGAGAGAAACTCAATCTGTATGTTTATATATATTCGCCGCACCATATCGTCTGTATCATCCTCAAGCCGCTGAGCGAACGGGATGCCCTTTACTATCCACATATAACCTTTGTACAGATCCCCGCTTTCTATCGGGTACAGTCTGCCGTCCCCGATGTATGCAGAAATCTGGTCTTTTTCCGCTGAAATTGCATCCCATGACGGACTGTGATACCACAGTGAGCCATGCAGATTCAGCACGGAATCCATTGAATCCGTTTCGGTGTTGTATGTGATGTAGGGAAATGCAGGGGCGTTGTCCCCTGTCGGTACGGTTGTTTCGTCATAGACAGGCAAGCCAAAGCTGTGCCAGAACGTGTATAAAGCCTGATCTTTCGTCATTGCGGTATCTTCCATTCTTCAGCGGAAACGTTGCGCATATTAAGCCCCGCAGATGCGGGCGTGTACTGGTCATCTCCATCGGATGTGATCCGAAAGATTTTGCCGTCCCGCTCACGCCTGATCACATCGTGGAACATCAGCGTGAACGCCCTGCGGGTTGTGATAGTGTAAAGGCTTGTTACCCCTGCTTTCTGCGCTGTTTTAGCTTCAAGACTGGATGAAAACGCAAACGCCGCAAGGAACTTGTCACCATCTGCCCATGTAGAACTATAACCGCCAACTCCATCGTCAGCGGTTACCTGATTGAGCCTTGTACAAGACTCCATAGCCTCGTCAAGTAAACTCATGCTCTGATTTTCCTCCACCTATTCAGACGGCTTGCGAACTGCTTTTTCCATGCGTCAGCCCCTGCAGTTTCATCGGCAAACTTTCCCTTGATGCTGTAGCTGTATCCACCGAAAGATTCGGAAGTGTACGGCTTATCAAGCGTATCTGCATATTTTGCATCCCATGTGTTGATGTCATCCAGAAGCCGGATCACATCAGCAGGCACTGCCATTGTCCAGATTGCGCCGTTAAAGGTTTCGTCCACAAGTTCCGTTGCCGGATACTTGTATATCCCATCGTTGAATATTGACCCCACAATGCGAAAAAACTGCCCGGTCTGCAGAGAACCCTCAGGAACAATATTTTCAATGTCAATCCTGCCATCAGTGACGGTAAAATTCCCGAAAACATGGGCTGTAGTGAAATAGTTCCTAAGTTCTCCGCAGAGGTCGGACAGTGTGATCATTCGCTTTTCTCCTTGGTCTTTTTTCTGGTGGAAGTTTTCTGAACGAGTTTATCTAACAAGGAGGTATGAAGTACGTTATCAGTGCCAGAGAGAAAAGCGATTCTTTCGGCTGACGGCTCATAGCCCTTGCGGGGATATTCATCCCCCGGAAGATAATGGTAAAAGCCGTCCTGTAGGTCGTAAAATTCAACTAAAACCTTATACACGTTTATACCTCAGATAATCTGCATCAAGTGCCGGAAACAGTAACCTTTGCGATGCCGTCAAGGTACTCAGCCCATAGAGCCATGCCCATGATTGCATAGGACTCGCCAACCGCTGTGCTGTAGTTGCCCTGCGCATGGAATCCGATCAGGTTCGTTTCACCTCTGACAGTGTAATCAAGGCCCAGTCTTGCAAACTCACTGTCGCCCGGATCGACATAATACAGGTCGATATTTTCAACAGGCGTTGCAAGAACTTTGTTTCTTGCGATCTGTGCCGCCGGAAGCAGGAACAGTGTACGGTATCCCATAAAGTCACGGATGTAGGTCAGCCCGAACTGCGTCTGGACAGTGATCTGAGCCGTTCCCAGATAGTCATATGCATCCAGAATGTTGGCAAAGCCGACAATCTCAGTGACATCCTTCTGCATGGTTGCAAACTTATTCAGGACTTCGCCCTGTGCCTTTGCAAGAGCCGCCTGCCATGTTGCTGCCGTTGCGGTCAGCGTACCAGTGTCCAGGAAGGTATAGAACCGGGTCATGACAGTATTCTGCAGTTTTGTCAGGAAAGCATCATCGGACTTTTCGATAGCAATTTCTGCGCCGTACTTTTCCACGTCCTCGATCGGGACAGCTTTGGCATACTTCTCGATAGTCAGATCGGATTTTGCCGCCTGCACGATTGTAGCCTTGCTGTACGGAATAACTTCGCCGGGATCGACAGAGCCGGATTCAAGCGTAACATCTGCGGTATAGGAAATCAGCTTTGTGCCGGGAGTCTTACGGATCGGACGCATAACGCCCATGATCTCACGCAGGGCATCCCAGTTATCACCGAAACGGGTGACGAAATCCAGTTCTCTCGCAGTTACGTTTGTGTATACGTTGGGGAGTGAATCCCTCGGAGTTGTAAAGCTTTCAACGTTCGTTACAGCCATTTTTTACCTCGCTTTTAATTCTGACTCAGGCTATCAGCAATTGCCTTCTGCCGCTCTGCGGTGGACATGATATAACGCCCATGATCATCTTTTGCATAGATGTCAGCAATTGTCTTTTTTGCGCCTGTATTCTGGGGCGGTGTTTCAACCTTTGCCCCTGTTTCGGTATTCGTGACGATGAAATCAGCCCACTCATTTTTAGCGGCATCCTTTACTTTCGCCACTTCTTTGATAGCACCCTTTTCATCCAGATCGACAGAAGAAAGGTCTGTTACCCGCATAACAGCATCAATGCGTTTTTCAGATATGCCGATTTCTTTCAGCATAGCCCTGTACGCCTTATCTTTTGCGGCTGTGGTCTTTTCGGCTTCGGTCTGAGCCTTGAAGTCAGCGAACTGCTTTTCAACTGCTTCCTTCTCTTCCTTCAGCGCATTGTACTTAACTTCCCATGCGCTCCCGCCGTTCTGTCCCGCCGCTTCTTTCAGATCCGCTAATTCCTTCTCAACCGCAGGAAGTTTTTCGGCATCTGCCTTGAAGCTGTCCCGCTGATCTTTCAGTGCGTCAACGGTCTCTGAGTGCGCCGCTATGATCTCGTCAATCTTTTCTTCGTCAATGCCCATTGCTTTAAGCATTCTCCTGCTGAGTGCCATTCGTCAGACTTCTCCTTTGCTTTGGTGTCATTTCTTTGACTAGTCTCTATCCGCAGTATAGGAAACATTTTTCCTGTTGTCAAGATTCGCTCCCCGCTATGGGGACTTTTTTCTTTTCTTGTTTTCTTTTTTAATCTTTTTAAACAGATATGTTTATTCTTTAGTTCTTTAGTTATTACTTTAGTTCTTACTATACTTATACTTATTATTCAGGTTTTTCATTTTGGAAACCTATGGTTTTTTAAAATAAAAACCTATGGTTTTCAGTTTTTAAAACCTATGGTTTTTAAATTCAGAAACCATTGCTTTCCATGTTTTTCACAGCAAAAAAAGAAGGGCTTTCGCCCTTCAATCTTCAGATGTCCGACAGATTCGCTTGTATGATGCGCTGATACTCTCCGATGTTCTGCTCCACCGCAGGACGCAGGAAAGGTTGCGCTTTCATCTTGTACGTGCCTAGTTCCTGATACTTGCCATATTCAACATTTGTGCCGATGTACACGGTTGTATCATCCACAAGATGTGTCAGGCTGTTTCTCAGGTTTCCTGTATCGACAGGCGCAAGTTCTTTTGCCTTGCGTTCGCAAGTCAGCCCCACAGCTTCAAGTGCAACCTGAATGCGGGATTCTACTGCAGAGCGCACTGCATCGGAATTGTCTTTCAGTGTTACTTTCCACGGCATTTGGTCACCGCCTCCCAGTGCTAAATCTTTTCACAGTGCTTGCAGGGCGTTTTTCTTCCGGCTTCGGCTTGCTCCGTTTCCATTCTTCGTAGGACATATTCCCCAGACGGTTGCGCCGCTGATCGACATTTATATCATTTGCCTCGTAAGCATCCGAACCTTTCACCACAGCCCCGATTGTACATCTGCAATTGTAGATCATATCCCCCGGCACTTTGTAATCTTTCCCGCCATAGTCTGCGGGATACTTGATCTTGATTCCGTCCACATCGAAAGGAACATCGAAAGCCTGCATCTGCCCATCAAGCAGTCTGTGCGTGTGCCTTGTGCGGTTGTCCAGTGTTGCGATCCAGACAACCTTAAATTTTATGCCCATCTTGTCCGCTCTGCGGTACGAGTCATAACGCCCCGCAGATTGAGCGTTGGTCATGGCTGTGCGTGCGTTCCTGATAGATGCCGCTTTGTTCATGCCAACCACTGTCCGCATACGTTTTGCAAGGTCGGGGATACTTTCGCCCTGCAGAATTCCCTGCGTAACGACTGAGGTGATTTTTTGCCGCTCCCAACGTTCCAACTCGCCCCTGCGGATCTTCTCTGATACTTCCTCAGACGGATCTGGCAATAACTGCGGATCTTCACGCATAAGCCGTTCAACCGTCTGATGGTCATACAGCGTAAAGGATGTATCAATGCCACTCCCGCTTTCAATCTCGTATGTGCCGAAATTGTAGTTAATTGCATAAACTTCCGGCTTGTATTCATCCACAAGGTTCTTTGCGATGTCTGAAGCGTTTGCGCAATCTTTTGCAAGGGTGTCCCGCATATCCCGCCATCGTTTTCCATCGGCTATGCTATGCAGGCGGTATTCATGATATTGCTGTTCAGTGATTTCTCCGGCATCCATCTTCGCCCACATTTCCTTGTCTTTCTTTTCGGACTTTTCAAGATACCGCTTCCACTTTTCCTCAACCTCTCTTGCCGCCTGCGCATATTCACGGCTGATTTTGTCCTCAAGTTCTCGCAGTTTGATTTCCGTTTCGATGTGTCCTGCGTCCGGCATCCCGAAATCACCCCCTTACAGCCGTTTTAAGCCCTTTAAACTTCTTCTGCGGGATTATTACCATCAAAAGCGTTTGAAGCCGCCTGCGGGCTTTCTGCAAACAGATTACCGCCTCTTTCCAGTTCATCCGCATCCATGCGCTTGATAATCTCGTCTGCCTGATCACCATCCCCGAAAATGGTCAGGATCTTTCGTGTGCAGTACTCTTCATCAAGGAACTGCGATGCAGAAACAACGGCGTTGATTTCTTCCTGCCTGTTTATGATGTATGATCGGGTAAAGGAAGGATCTTCGTCCGTGATCCCCGCAAGGTACAGGATGTGCTGTAGGAATTCAAGCACGCAATACTCAAGATCATCGCACTTGCTGTCCAGTGGTTCATACGCCGCCTGAATCTGCGTAGCTGTGATTGCACCGCTTGCGATGTTCTCAACATCCAGTGCCATTGCGTCTTGATACAGATCCCGCTTCAGCCTGTCAAGCAAAGAATCCCGGCTTGCATAAGGAACCTCAAGCGTGTGCGCTTCAGCTTTTGCGCCGTCATCATCAACCACAGCGGCGTGAACTGTTTTCATGCGCTCAACGAATTTGGCAAGGTCGATATCATCCATGCCGCCTGCATTCTGAATTGTCCAGTAGATCATGCTTGCATCATCAACATCGTTGGCAAAGCCGGATTTGATCAGGTCATAGCAGTCGATCTGTTCCCTCAATCCTGTTAACTCGCTCTCATGCTCCTGATTTGCATACAGCGGAACAATTGGAAAATCGGGGTAGTTCTGGAAATCGTATATTTCCGTGCCGTCTGCTTCAGACTGCCGGACCTTCAGGATGTAGGGGCGTTTCTCCCGCAGGACAGATCCCTCGCTCTTTCGCCAGATATACTCGGTGTATCCGTCCGGCTCGTACAGTGTAGCCCGCAGGGGCTTTCTGTCATCAATCTGCCAGAAGCGCACGCCTGCCTTTAACGCTCCGCCCTCTTCGTCGTACATCCCCGCAAACTCTGTGCACGGAAATTCCTCGATATGATCCAAATTCCAGAAGCAATAGCTGACACCGCAAACAGCCGCATCTTTCGCCGCTTTCTGCAAGCGGGTGTCGAAATTGTCGCCCATCATATCCCGTGTGCGGCTGTTTTTCCATGTTACGCCGTTAGACAGCAAGTGCTGAACTTCCTGAACAATAAAACGATGGAAAAAGCCATGCTTCATTTTCCAGTTGGCACTGTAGTTGTCCGGCACTGCAAGCCCTGTGATTGTATACAGGATCTTCTGATAATTCCTGATAGTGGCGTTTTCCTTGCGGAAGTAGGTCTGTGCTATGCGGGCTTTTTTGTACAGATCGGAACTTTTATGCTCCGCAATCACCATCCGCACAAAGTCAATCCGCTCCTGCTCGTCCTCAGATACTGCAAGTAAATCCTGATAGGTTTTCATGCTGTCCCCCTGTTCCAAAGTGGTTTGTACTGCTTTTTCTGTTTCACTAGTTTCATTGTCTTAACAAAATACCTTGTTACGTCCATGTAGTGATCGTTCACCTTTACGGGTTTTTCATCCGCAGACTGTTCGTCCCATACATAGCCGCCCGCTTCCTCTTGCCATTCCTTTATGCCTTTATAAACTGCAAATAGCCCTGCATTCATGGCTGATGCTGTTTCCCTAATGCCGTCTAGAACAGCGTTGTCTGCAGGGCGTACTTTTGCCCAGTCCGTTCCCCGCAGTAGTGCAATAAAGCTTGCCGCAGACGGGTCAATGATCACTTCAACCTTTTTCCGCATCATTGGGTCTTGCTTTCGTACTTCCGCAATCAGGTCGGCAAAACGTGCCTCAATATCCCGCAGATATTGGTTATCCGTTTTCTGAACGCCTGTATCCCTGCCGCTGTAGTAATATCCCTTTGATGCAATCCATTTATCAGGGTGTTGATCCCACTGCAGGCAGGCAAATGCATTCATTGTGCCATAGTCGATGCTCAGAACGCTTTTAAGCGGCTTTTCCTGTGGCAGATCGTCTATCAGCACATCTTGATACATCGGGTAAATTAAGCCCTCTGCAAGCACCCACAGCCCCAGAATAAAGCGGTCATAAAAGATACCAACATATTCCTTTTTGATGTTCTCAACGTAGTCCTTTGGCAGAGTTGTGTTATCGTCTAGCGTGAATTTGACTGCAAGAATGTCAAGATTCTCAGCCCTGTCCAGATAGTCTTTCTTCAACCAGTGTGCAGGGCTGTCAGGGTTTGTTGTTCCGAAAAGCTTTGCGCCGTTCTTTCTCAATCGGGATAAAAGCATTGCAAAGAAGTCCTTCGGCAGTTTTGTTGCCTCGTCAATGTACGCTCCCTGCAGTGTTACGCCTCGTATCTTCGCTTCTGCCTGAGCATCGTTTGCACCCTCAAGTATGATATGCCGACCAAACAGCCAACCTTCTTTCGCAGAAATAGAAAAGCGGAAATTGCTTTCACCCACTAACGATTGCAAAGGCAATAAGCAATTCCGCTTTAATGTTGTGAGTGATCTTGCACTCATAAGATATAAATAATCAGGCGCATCCGGCATCTCATGCACCCAGAACGCCCACAGCACAAGTGATATCCACGTTTTTCCCGATGAAACAGAACCTTCAAGGATGTTTATGCGTTTAAGCTGATTCTTCTGCCACAGCCCCATCAGCCACCGCTGTTTCTTCGTGTAGATCATCCTGCTTCATCCTCGACAGGCTCTTTTAAGCCGCTTATCAGGTCAGCAAGCACGCCGTCTTTTGTGCTGATGCTCTGCTCCCGCTTGTCTTTCCACTGATCCGGCTTGCGGTTCTTCAGCCAGAAAATCTGTGCAGTGACATTCGGCGGGATGTAGATTTCTTCCTCTACATACTCAATATGTTCCTCGACAATAACGCCTGTTTCATACTCCCTGCCGTCTTTGTCCTTTTTCTTCAGCCGTTTTTCTGTCCGCATCTTGATCGGCTTTTTAACCTTCACATAATGCCCCTGTGCAAGCTTTGCCATTGAGTCTTCAATCTCAATATCTACAGGGGCTTTCCCTTGTTTTAGGGCTTGCAAAATTGTCGGAAAGCGTTCTTTCCATCGGCAGAAAGTAACCTCATTTATCCCTAGTTTCTGCGCTATTTGCTTATCTGTGAAGCCGTCTCTTGCCCATCCTTTAATCTGTAGCAGACCGTCATCTGTTAGCCATTCCTGATATTTTCCTTTAGCGATAGTTCTTCACCGCCTTTCGGACTTATTTCTTTTGCTATATACAAAAACGGAGTATCGCAGACCGCCACAAGCATTTCTATGATACTCGTTGATACTGCAATCGTTATGATATCTTTGCTACTGTAAATCCCCCAGAAAGCAAGGGCTATAAATCCAAAGTTCTCAAGGCAGTTTGTTAGGATTGTTGAGACGTTGTTTCTAAACCAGATTGCCCTTCCGTCCATCTTTCTGCGGATGTAGTTGTACAGGTAAATATCTGCAAGATTTGCAATGATGTACATGATTGAACTTGAAATGCTGATGCGGAGATTTAAAGCAAAAAGCCCATGCATAAAACCGTCTGCATAGTCAATGGGGCTTGCTATATATCGCAGGGTTATCTGCGATCCAACAATAAAAAGCACATTTGCAAACACCCCAAACCAGACAGCCGTTTTTGCATCCCGCTCTGTGTAGCACTCAGACAAAATATCTGTTGCAAGAAATGTTGATGCAATGCGGGATTAATCTTTCTGTGTCCGCATCGCAGTAATAAAACGATTCCAAAATAAAAGGTCTATGATCATGTATTATCTGATCATACCCCCCCCATTTCTCCACGGAGCAACGCCTGCCAAGAACAACCGCATTTTCCACTATTCCATGTATTCCATTCATCCCTGCAAGAAATATCCGCATTTGTATTTAGTCCGGCTATTGCCATAGGAATCCATCTGCGTCCGTTGATTCCCGCTAAAAAGACTTTCATTCAGGCGTAAACCATTGTCCACAGTGTGGGCATTTTATCTGTTTCGGTTCTTCAGGTTCTTTCTGTGGGGCATCAGTGAAAAGTCCGTCTATGTCAACACTTTCTCCGCTTGCATTAAATCCCCAGTCAAACCCATCGAAAGACATCCCTTCCAGTTCTTCCTCAAGCTTGGCAAAATCCCATCCTGCGTACTCAGATGTTTTGTTATCCACAAGCCGGAACTTCTTTATCTGATCCTCTGTCAGATCATCTGCATAAATAACAGGCACTTCGGTCAATCCAAGTGCCTGTGCCGCTTCATATCGTGTATGCCCTGCAACAATAACATTTTCCTTGTCCAGAATCATCGGAACCTTAAAGCCGAACTGCCGGATAGATTCCTTCACAGGCTCGACAGCTTCAGCATTGTTGCGTGGGTTGTTCTCATACGGCACAATGTCCGCAACCTTCACCATTTTAATTTCCATCTGTTTCCTCCTGCTCATTTTCGGAATTCCCGCATTTTCACCTATAAAACATCAGCGGGGCTGTTACACCCCGCCGTGTTGCAGTCTGTTCCTGCTGTCATATGTTAGGAGATCCAATGCCTATGCCGAGCATCAGAAGCATCCGGCAGAGATTCGAACCCTGCACCGTGGGGAGTACGGCTTGCCCATCCGCACGGATGCTGTATGTATTGGGAGAGTAAAGTATGGAAAATCGTTCCATTAACGCCGCCACCTACATTGCATTCGCATTTTCAGTGGCTCTGGGATTAGCGGATGTGAACCCGCATCTGCAGTCACGGCGCAATCGTTCCGCTCTCCAGTGTTGCGCTATGCAGACAAGCCTCGGCTATAACCCCTTCCCCAAGCGGAATTGCAGTACATGCCCGACTGAACTCTCCGCAGTGGGGATTTATAACTATATAATTGCAAAAATGTTCCGCTCTGTCAAGATATCGTTTTAACCCACGACCAACTTTTTGCATGATCAATTCGAATTGCAATCTCGCACAGAATCAGCACCGCAAACAGAAACAGCCCGATCTTTTTACTCATTTTCCTGTACTCCCGAAACCGCCTGCTCCACGCTGAGTATCTGACAACTCTTTCGCATCTTCAAAAATCACTTCCGCATACGGCTGAAAGATGATCTGTGCAATTCTTGTATGCGGGGCTATGTACTGCGCTTCATCCGAAAGGTTCTTCAGGGGAACGCAGATATTCCCCCTGAAATCTGGATCAATTATGCCAACGCACATTGCAGGAATTAAGCCGTTGCCTGTTGCAAGCCCCGAACGGGCATAAACGCCGCCAAAATAGCCCGGCGGGATTTCCAGTGCGAAACCCGTGTAAATCCTCATGCACTCGCCCGGAAGAATAACCACAGGCTTTTCGATGTCTGCATACAGATCATAGCCAACGGATGTTGGCGTTGCCTGCGTTGGTACTTTGGCAGTATCCGAAAGTGTTTTTCTCTTGATTAAAAGTTTCATGTATCCCCCTTAACCGAACGGCACATTAACAGAAAGCGCATAATTCCTGCCCTTGTATCCTGCCCTTTTCATTCTTGCTTTCTTCCTGCACGCTTCAATGATAGCTATCGGATCATCAAGTATTCCATACGGATCATCCATGATGCAGGATTCTATATACGTTGCCGCAGATGGGTCTTTCCCTGATCTGTACTGATGTATCAGATCAATGCAGGCTTGCCTGTAGATTGCTTCAGCGCATCTTACCGCCTGTTCAGCTATCATCATCATCGTCCTCGTACTGTACTGATATATAGCAGGATTTCCCGCCGCTGTTTTTCGCCCTGTTCATGCTTTTATAGATCGTGTTTTCTTTGATGCCCAGAATGCGGGCGAGTTCCGGCGCAGAACCCGCCACAGCTTCCGGCAACTCCAGTGCATCACTGCTGACTTTCATCCACGTTTTCAACATCTGCGCCTTTCTTGTGGTAGACATAACCGACAGCCGCCAGAACTGTTATCAGCATCCCTGTCAGTATCCCTGCAAGCAGAACAACAATATATCCCATCATTTCACCCCTTCCTCTCTGCCCAACACGGCAACTGTGCCATTGCCATTTTCATTTCTGTCTGGACAATCTCACACCAGTGCTTTAGGTTATCTGACTCTATTTGACTGCATATCTCCGCAGGGTTGATGTCAAAAATCAAATCATTCAATCGTTTTGCCGCCTCATCTGCTTTTGGCGGGAACCAACACTTCTGCTCAAGTTCCTGACGGATAATCTCCGCATCGTCCATATCATCTCTAACAAGCCGCCTTGCAACTTTTACTGCATCATCAAGCGTTAGCATTAGCATCCTGCTCACCTCTCCATTCGTTGGCCCACTCTTCCATAGTCTTGTTCCATTCCTTGTACGCCTGTTTCCACTCAGGCGTTTCAAATCCTTTTTTCGTGATACAATACCCATTGATAGGTGGCGCGGCATCTGCGATAAGCTCTGGCACTTCACCATAACTCATGATTTTCGGGCATCCTTGTGATGTATATTCAACAAGTCCGTCTGCTATAAGTCTCTTTAGCGCTTGCCTCGCACCGTACTTAGTAACATCGCCAAGTAATGCTACTATGTTGCTAATCGAAACTACCGCTCTGTTA